CGCCCATTAAAATCCGCCCTCCAATATGCTGGCGGATTATGAAAGCGAAGAGCTCGTCAAACTCTGACGCTTGACCATCTGCGAACTTGGATCTCAATCCATCCAAAATCGCAGCGATCAAACGTGGATACATGCCTGCATCCATGCGTCTAAGGTCGGCACCAACACCAAGTGTATAAGGATCTTCACCATAGAAATAATCCCTATAGCTCTTACCACCTGAATGTTGGAAACGTTTGCCAACCCCAACGCCATGATGACGTCGTGTGAAATAGTCATTACATCGCTCACACAGTGGGGCAGAGATACCCACATCAGCGATGTCACCAATCCAAATTAGACGACCAAGACCGACTTCACCAGACTGCCGTCTGGCTGCATCACAAAGCTTCGCTCTACCACCAGCTTTGAGAATTTCGACCTCACGTCTACGTCCGTCGAGAAGATCAGTCAACTTCTCCCAGGTGTCCTCATCGGCTGAGCCATCGTACCAAGCATCGTGCTTAGTCTTATAGCCGAGTTCACCATATCTATACCCCGGATGCTTGGTAGCATTCAGGTGTGGATATATACCCTGGGAGTATGCATCGAACACATTACCAAACGCACCGGAAGGGATACGCTTGAAAAATGCCTTTAGCACACGTTGTGTCTTTCTCCAGACACGCCGGGTGGGCTTGAAGCCCTCCCCTGCGAAGCGAAGGCAGTGCTCCCACTGCTCTTCGTTGGTTGAGTTTACCATCTCCTTACTTCCCAGGATGGCGTCCTCTACAGTCTTTCCCAGCTCGGGGAAGACACTTTGGGTCTCTGTTTGTTCTAAATACTTACAAACGAACCTGTCGGGACCATTAACAGGTGATGAAGCTCCAGGAATTGGACCAGGGAATATTTCATACTCGATATCAAGCGCCTGGGCGCGGTTGATTCTTCGAAGTCGAGCTTCACTTCTCTGGGTTTCCTTTGCGGAGCACCGTCTGTCGTTTCTTGCTGCACTTGTACAGCCTTGACCGCGCGTAGAACGGGGCACGCGGTTGCTTAAGATTTATTTTGTTTCGGGCTTAACCAAAACGACCAACGCGGGGTCTCAGGTTCTCCCTCACAGTCCTCAGCTTCTTCTTCTTCATCTAACTCTTCTTCCTCCTCATCCTCCTCTTCAGGGGATTCGTCTGCGGAAGGAGGATCCCCCTCTTCAGGGTTCTCCTCATCTTGCTCCACGTCTGGATCACTGTAACGTTCTTCCTCACTATCTTCGTCTTTGTCTTGGCGTAGTGCCGAGAGCTGTTCAAAGAGCTTATCGAGGGGTATAACGTTAGCTGGATCTCCTTCAGTGGAGGCTGCAATCCTCTTCCGTAGGTTGGCGTACAGTTTGGTGTTGACACAAGTCAACCCATACACATCCTGTGGAATTAGATTTTCTGCAACCCTACTAGAGTTCTCTGCTTTTGACTCTTTCAGTATCTCTCGTACAAGGTGGACGATTTTAAGATGCGTTTTATAGGCGGCCTTCGCAGCCGCCTCCATGGACTCGTACTGTTCCATGACATTCGCATATCTTGTATCTTCGTCGCCACTCGTTCGTCTACGAAAGCACATAATCAACGCAGCCACTAGGGCTACGTCATCAACTGCATCCTTAGCAACTCCCGACTTGCGGGATTTACTTGGGGAGGATGGCTCAGCTGCAGACTTCTTCCTGTCTGTAGCCTTCTTGGCTTTAATGATGGGGGCCTTGGCAAAGACGTATCCCTCAACGCCAATTCCGGCTCTGAGGTCTGCTCTACCAACTTGAAGCTCCTCCAACATGCGCCAATAGTCTTGAAGCGCGCGTCCCCATTTCTGGGACACCCGCTTTGCTGCAACCGCCTCTTTCCTCTTGTCTTGAGGAGCGAGACAGAAGCCAACCCATTCCTCGTACGTTGCTTCCGCCGCAAGTACTTCAGAATCGAACCATCTGTGCTTTTTGATCATCTTTAC